CTTTGTTTTGGCTTACCAATATCAACACCTGATCTTATAATATTATCTTGCTTGCTATAAACAAAACCATCAGAATTTAATTTTTGTGGTAATGTTGCAGGCCATCTTGAAGCCATATTATCTCCTTATGGGTCTTCGTGATAAACCCATATTGCCTTTTAATGTTTTATCAAAAGAGCCATTTGTTAGCCCACTTCTGACTTCGTCTCTAACCAAAACCCTGACAAGCCTTTGACCATCGGCTCCGGATGATTCTTCTGTCGATATTTGACTTGAGTTTGGGCTGCTTCTTTGGTCTATTATTTGGATGTTGGTTGCCCCTAATGCTTTCATTTGTTCTGGGGTGAAAACACCTTCACCTCTTTTAAGTATTGCAGGAACTTCACCTCCAACTAAACCACCATTATGATATTTAGGCGCATTGTTAAATATTGAAGAGTTTACATTTCTTGAAAAACTTGATTCCGACCCGACAATACCCCCAGAATGATATCCTGAAGATGTCATTGGTATACTATAATCTGTTGTATATCCACCGCCAAACATTGCCCCAACTCCTTGAGCTATAGGAGTCATAATTGACTGACGAACAACTATTCTGGCAATGTCTCTTAAAACAGAGTTGGCAAAATCTGTAAAACTAGCTTTGCCTGTTGTTACAAAGTCAACAAGAGCATCTTCCATACCATTAAAAGCATTAGTAAAAGCATTTCCAACTTGACCAGCAATATCCTTAGATGTTTCAATATACTTTCTAAGTGATTCAGAAATACCGTCCATCCAACTTTGAGGAACAAGGCCTGAATACTCTAATTTCAATAATCGAATCTGCTCAAGTAATTTTTCTTGACTAGGTATAAGCCCTAAAACATAAGCATCTACTAAAAGATCTAAATCTTCCTCATAATCCCTAAACATTTTTCTTTTAGGGTCAAAAGTATCAAGCAAATCACCATATTCTTTGGTAACTCGCATTAATATCTCCATGTTTTGCTTACTTTTAGGTGGAACTATACCGTCTTTGCCAAAGATACCGCCTTCAAACTCTTTCTTATATTTTTCTAATTCAGATATTATTTTGCCTGTTGTATTTCTGAATTTATCTCCGAATGATTCTGTGGATTCCTCAGATTCTTTCCATAAAGGGTTCTTGGCTTCATATTCAGATATAAGCATTCTTTTTTTAATTAAATCATCTATTTGTTTTGATATTTCATCTGAGCCAGGCCATTTAAAATCTTTGTCAACTATCGCAAATTTACGGCTTGACATATCGCCTATTATTTCACGCTCTTTATTAATAGCTTCTATATATTTAAGATTTAATTGGTTAATTTTACCTTGAACATCACCTATCGATTCAAGTTCTTCTTTGGCTTTTTTATAAGCCTTATATTCATCATCACCTACAAAAGGCATCCCTTTTGCAATGCGTCCAAGTCTTTCAATCTCATCAGCAATACCTCCGACACTTGAAACAACAGTTTCTATTGATTTGACCATGAATATTGCGGCATCAAAAACAGTGTCTGATATTTTTTTTGCCCAGTTTTCCATAGCTTTTGTGCCTTCAGGAGATTCTAAAAACTCTAAAAATTCCTGTAGTTTACCCTTTATAAACTGGAAAATTCCCTTTTCCATCACGATTCTTCTAAAGTTAAACCATTGATGAATCATTCTGTTTGTAAGGCCTTGCCAACTGTTTTTAATCCTTTCAGCCATTCCACCGAACTCTTTATCCATGCCTTTAATTATAGCCTCGATGGCTTGTGTTGTGGTATGTCCGGTTTTTCTTACAGCTGCATCAATCTCATTAAAATCCGATGGTATTAAACTAAAGGCCTCCATCAAATATTTTCTTGCATTTACTCCTTGTTCTGCAAGCTGATTTATTTCTTCAGCTGAAACACGTCCTTTTGTCTCTATCTGACCTAGTGCCCTTGCAATACCTGATAAAGAATCAGCCTCACCGCCTAAAGCTGTGACAGTGTCAACAAGCGTTGTCATTAGTTTGGTTGTTGGTTCTAATCCATAAGCCTGAAGCTTTGTAAAAACCTGAACAGCTTCTTCAGTGTTAACAGGTAACAAAGCAGCCCATTGGTTCAATTTGTCAAAATATTCAGCACCTTGACCTTTTGTAAATGCGTCCAGCCTTATTCTCAATCTCTCAGCGCTTGCTGCTGCATCTAAAAAGTTTTTTGCTAATAATCCAAATCCAAGCCCAATAAGAACACTTTTTAAATTAAAAAAAAGTCCTATCATTTTTTTTAAGCCCAACAACAAGCTCTGGCTTGCTTTTTTTACGCTATTGATTGCATCAACGGTTTTATTGTACAATTTGATATTTACAAGCATCGCTTTGGCAAAAGCATTTAATCCATTTTCAACCTTAGCATTGATAACACCTAAATATTTCAAAGATGATGTGAAATCTTTAAATGAATTTGCTGTTTTATTTGTGGATTCAGACAATGTTTTTGTTGTTTTTGTAGCCTTATCAGATATTTTTGAATATCTTTCCAACAATGTTGAGATTTTATCCAATTTTTCAAACAATTTAGTCCATGTCTTATCAAGGCTGTCAGATTGCTGTTCAAAGCTTTTCATCTTCTTTGCGCCATTTTCCAAAGCCTTGGTATCGACACTAAAGCCTAATTGTGCAATATCTGTCATTTTCTTGACTCCTCATATTGTTTAAAGAAAGATAGGATCTTTTTATCAATCAATTTAGCCGATCTTTCTCTTTCAGATATCCAAGGTTTAGGGCAATTTGTTTTAACAGCTTGATTTTTCATGTTTAAATAGCAAAGTGATAAATCTCTTAATGTTTTAGCTTCAAAATGAGTTATATCAATCTTTTCACCCCATGAATAAATTTCAGATATCGGCAAAGGCATTTCGCCCATAGGAGATTGCATACTAAAACCCAAATCATAAAGCCAATCTATTAAATAATCATATCCTTTTAATTCGGGCATATCTAAATCAGGCTCTTCACTCCCACGACACATTGTTTCATACCTGCTTTTATTTGTTTTTTCAGGTATCGCATGTAACCATCCTAAATATTCAACATATTGCTTCAATGCCCTTGCCGATTCTACAAAAAATTAGTTCTATCATTAATAAATTCTAAAAGCTGCTCATAAACCCATCTGTATTTTTCAAAAAAAGATTTTAGACTTTCAAAATCATCTTTGATCTTAGAACCATTTTCAACAATATTAACAGGCTCAATAACGCATCCTATAACCTGCTTTAGGTTCATATGCTCTACTTTTTCAGGAGTTATTTTCTTTTTGAAATTGTTTTCACCCCTCAAAATATCAGCCTGAACTTTTCTGTATTTATCCGAGTCTATTCCTGCAACATTAAAACCAACAGGCTCTTTTTCTTCAGTATAAAGAAATTCATCGGTAGCCGGATGCCTTAGATGGCAAAAGGTTTCATCTTTAACACTTAGTTTTGCAAAATCCATATTAACCTCTTAAAAATAATGTTTTAAAAAAATAAAAAGGGGTTAAAACCCCTCTTTAGAATTAAGGTGCTGCAACTCTAACTATTTTAGAATCAACTTCAATAGGAACTGTTACCTGAACCATATCATCAACAGTTCCAAGGTTGATTGGGAAACCCATAATTAAACCCTGGTAGTAAATCTTTGCGCCGTCATTTAGTGTTACCCTGAAAGAATAAACATCTTGTGATTCAGCGGCAGTTTCAAAAAGCATCTGCCCGGTGTCCTCATCGTCAAGAACAACAGTTACAGACTGAGAACCGTAATTCTTAGAACCCTTTCTTTTGTTGACAATTGCAGTCGCAACCGGAGTATAAGAAACAAGGTTTGTTTCAGCTCCAATTGTACCCATATCTGTTATTTCACCAACAATAGAATATGTTAGTGCATCATATCCAGTTGAATCTTCAGTAGCTGGAAGACCTGCTGATATTGCAAGCGAAGCACCTGCTAAGCTCTGGGTTGACATAATATATCCCCTCCATTTTTATTCATATTTATTAATATCCTGTTAGTGTGGCAATAGCCCCATCACCACCAGTTACAGTTACAACATCCCCTGACAAATATTTTCTTATTGAATCCAAAGGAATACCAAATGTTTCTCCAACGGCAATACTTGGAGTTGTGTAGCCTCCTGAAACATCAACTGAACCATAGCCAGATACTGAAACAGTTGTTGCACTACCAGCAACAATATTTGGTGTTATAGCTCCGGCAGTATCATTTCTTATCGTTAAAACCTGATTCGAACCGGATTTGAATGTTAATGTGTCTGACGCTCCAAGAGTTGTTTCAATAACCTCTCTTGCACCTGTACCTGTTAGAAGAGTTTCTGTTATTACAGCCATATTACCTCCATTTACTTCACTATTACATTATATGGTATTGTTACAGCCACTGCATACCAATCAAAATTAGGCATAGGTGGAGAAACAGAACCAGTTTTATTTATATTTATTCTTATATCCTCATAATCTATTCTTGTATTTCTTTTCATCAAATTAAGAACAATATCAGCAATTTCAGAAGCACGAATTGAATAAGTCCGAGCTTTCACATTAATTAAAAACTGAATTATTCCAGAATGATAATCAAGGTCACTAACACCTAATGAATTTGTATTAGAAGGCATAATATCAATCAATATATGCTCATCTTCAGGAATGTCTGAGATATCATTGTTAGGAAAATATAACACAGGCAATAAAGCTTTGTTTGTTTCAATAAAGTTGAAAATACCTGAGTATATTTTTTGAGTGATGTTTGTAGCCATTAACCTATCACCTTGACAGCTTTTCTTACAGCTTGATTAAACTCATTAATACTTACACGAACCATTCCATTTGGTGCTAACGTACTAAACCCACTCCAAGATCTCATTCTCCCATATTTGGGATCTTTAAGATTTCTCTGATGTGTTCTATACTTTACAAGTTTTGGATATAATCCATACTCGACAACCTGAGCATAAACAAGATTGTTGATTAAATAAAAAGTATCGCCTGTTTTTAATTTTTTAACTGATGCACTAATCCTTGAAAGAGTATTTATGCCTGACTTATCTGTTCTCAATAAGCTTGAATTAGGTATTCGATTGATAGATGGTTGCCAATTACCACGGAGTCTGCCTGTATCAACAGGTGTTCGCATAACAACCTTTTCACTCAATTCAGAACAAGTTAGCTGAGCAACTTTTTCCATATTGCCCTTTGCTTTTTCTGTCCATGCTTTAATTTGCTTAGAAAAATCAGACATAATAATTCAGCCACAAAATCTAAAGCTTTAAGCTTTTTATAGCTAAAATTATTTTCTGCACCTCTTCCGGAGTGATTCTCTCATCTTCAGCAGCATCAATGATAACTTTAAACACTTTCTTTATTGCCGCATATTTCGTTCCGAAAACACTTCCAACCACTCCAATAATTGCGGTTATAAAATAAGCTATGATTTCTGGTGTTAGAAAATCCATAATTAAAATTCCTTTCTATATCCCTACATGAAGCACATACATAATTGCAGTGTCAGCAGGTTTGGTTTTTTCAATATTTTTGATATTATACTCTTTGTCGTCGACTAACCTCATTGACATATTAGGGTCAATAAGATTGCCGTTGATATCCTTTGATTCAATCATATATCTTGTGTCTCTGCTTGTTACAACAACACCGTCTCTGTCTTTAGCTTCAAAATCAATCTGTATTGCTCTTATATTTGTATCAACAGGTGTTTTTGTCTGGTTATAACTCGGCCCAGATAGAACAAAAGACCTTAAAATTACCTGCTTTCCAAAAACATCCATTGCATCTGAAACACCATCAATTAAATCTTGCATAACAGATAAATCTGCCATAATATTAATCTCCGCCTAAAAAGTCAGTGTCGTTATCCTCTACACCAAGATAAAAAGAAGAAGGGTATCTATCTGGGTCAGACTGAACACTATCCATTTCAGACAATGAAACGCCTGTAAAAACAGGCTGACCATAAGCGACCAAAGAGCTTGTGCCTGAATATCCATCGCCTTCTCTGGCTCTTTGGTCATAGTCCTTGGCTAATGCCTGATATCTTTGAGCTTTTTGCTGATTTTCAACTGAAACAGTTCCAGCTTTTACTGAAACCTTGTCTGCATAGTAAAAAGCAATTGTTCTGGCGGCATCAGCGGCAATACGATATATATTATCATTCAAAGACAATAAAGATTCATAGTGAGAATCAGGGAAAAGAGGTGTTCCAGAGTCTGTTTTAGGGTCTGCTACTAATGCTCTGATTTGTTCTATTGTCGCCATAACAACTCCTGTTTTTTACTAATATACAATATCTTTTTAAAAAGATAAATATATTTTGGCATAATTATTGCATAAGAATAATTACGCTATTTTCTTTTGACATTCTTTTTAAATTTAATCTGCTTTTTATGTTCTACAGATTCATTTTTAGTTTCAACATCTTCACTCTGTACATCGCCACCAAGCTCTGCATCTTCAGTTTCAGCTGTGCTTTTATCTTCTTCATGTTCAGGTATAGTCTTTTTATCCTCAACCCTCAAAAGAGGATATCTGGAACTGTTTGAACTATCATAAGACCAACCCAAAGACTCAAGCTCTTTTTTGTCCATACTTTTTGCGAAACAAAGAAATCCACCATCCATGAATCTTTTCAATGTATGGATTCTTATCTTAACCCTTCTTCTGTCAAACAAATCGCCTTTCTTATATATTCTATTTAAAAATTTAAATTCCTTTATGGCGATTATAGGTTCTCTTTTGTTTAGAAACTCTTTCATTAGATACTCCTGATAAATAAAGAGGGCTTAAAGCCCTCTAATATTTTAGATTATAGCATTAGGGAAAAAGTAACCAAGATCAGAAGCAACAAGGCTGCAATCAAAAGCCATTTCAAGCTCGTATCTGTCAGCGTTTTCTTTATCGAGATAAAATTTTCTGATTCTTGCACCAGCAGGCCCAGCACCGCCGAATCCTGTCCAGTTAAAAGTATAACCTGCTGAAGGCATCATGATTGCTGGCACAGGTGCTTTATATGCAAGCAGAGCATGATCTCCGCCGATAAAGCTTGAACTTTCAGCAGCACCTTCTTTTCCTGTGTTCTCAATTGCGTTCATCACATAAATTTCGTCAACTTCAAACAGAGCTTTCATAGCTTCAAGAACTCTATTTTTACCACCTAGAGCAGGCCCACCAGGTGTCTGTCCGGCATCAACCCTTGCAACAATATCAGCATTGTCAGCAAGAGTGTCATAAACTTTTCTACCAAGAACAAGAATGTTAGGCTCATAACCTGTGTTCTGTAGAACAGTTGTTCTTCCTGCCCTAATGTTCACAATAGGATCATCGGAAGTTCCAGCCCAGTTAACATCCTTATCAGTGCCCCAAACACCAGATTTAAAATACTTATTAGCCCAAATCTTTTCTTTATAGATAAGTGCCTGTCTTGCAAGAAACTCAGAAATTGCACGATCCATGTTAAGCATTGAATCAGAGTTTTTTCTTACTTCTTCAGGAATATCATAATGAACAGCTGCCACAGGACAATAAAAAGGGTCAGAAGTTGAAATACCAAAACTTGCACCCCTTGATTCAGTTCCAGGCGCACGGACAGCCATTTCAGACCGATTAAAATAAGACCTGTCAAATTTGTAATAAACATCTGATTGTTTAGGTGTCGGAACGTTAGCAAAAACACTCGATGCCACAAAATGAGCAGGGTTCTGAAGATAAGCCGTAACAACGTTTGTCAGTGGCTGGTTTACATGTACATCACCAGGCGAAGGTGAATGTTTTATGATTGGTGCAGAAGCAAAATTTGAAAAATTCATTATATGTCCTCCTTATTAAGCCGAAGCCTGATACTTTGTAATCATTACAGCGATGATATCGCCTGCGGCAGTGGCGGTCTCCCTTGCTGTTCCCATGACGAACTGG